AGCAATAGACAAGGCCATAATTGCAGGAGATACAATAGACGGAACTACTACAAAAGTATTTCCAACCACTATATTGGAAACTGCTGCAAAACAGAAAGTAGAAAGAACTACTGGAACAATAGCAGACGATATAGCAGATTCCTTAACATTAGTTGAAAACAACAACTACAATGCAACTAATATATTAGCAATTAACTCAATCAAAAATGAGTTAAGGAAACAGAAAACTACTACTGGAGAGTATCTATACAATAATACAAATGAATTATTTGGCGTTCCAATGAACTACACAAATAAGTTTGATAGTACTACAGGCTACGCAGTAGTTGGAAACTTCAGAGAATACCTCTTAACAGGTATATATCAATCAATAACATATGACGTGCTTAGGGAAGCAACCTTAGATTTAGGAGACGGTAAAACTATCAATTTAGCACAAGAAGACCTTTGTGGTATAAGGGTAACCATGCGTGTAGCAAGTAACATACTACGCGAAGACGCGTTTGCGATGGTAACTGCAAAGGCTCAACAATAAGCCACAAAAAAAATATAACTTTGACTAAATTAATTAGTCACGTGTTGTAAATCCAGAAGGTATTGTATAGTAATACGTTGCAATACAAAGTTAAAAAGTAAAGTTTTGTATTAAAAAATTGTAAAATTAGAGCATATGTGTAAAAAACACACCAAAATTTAATTATCATTTTTGCTAAAAAAAAGCCTCTGGCTGAAAAACCAGAGGCTTAAAAAAAAAGTAAAAACTTAATATTTTCTAACTTCAATTATACCAAATGAAGCAATATAAAGCAAAAAAAACAAGAGAATCTTATAAGAAAATTCTTATTTCAAGTTAATTATATGCTAAAATGTTAGTAACAAGAAAAAAAGCTAACTATTGGCACTAGTTAGCTTTTTAGAACAAGAGGTACTTCTCTTATTCCTATATTTTTTTGTTATTTTTATTGTTATGTTCATTGTAACAGAAAAAACAATAGAAATCAATTGATAAAAAAAAATGGAAGACCTCTTGAAAACATAAAAATTTTAGGAGGTATTTTTTATGGAAAAATCAATAAAAATACATGAAAATGAAGATATAAAAAATGAATTAAAATCAGATCAACAAGTATTGATAAATGAATTAGCAAGATACGGAAGTCATCTAAGCAAAAATAAAAAACATTATAGTTGTTGTCATTGTAACAGTTCAGATGCCTTAAGCATTAAACAAACTGATAATGGATATATGTATAACTGCTTTTCTTGTAATACTGGTGGCGATGTTATAAAACTAGTAGAAAATCAAGAAGGTGTTAAATTTCAAGAAGCATTAAAAATTTTATGTGATAGATACAATATTGACTACATAAAACCAAAAAAACAAAGTAATCCAGGGGTAAATAAGGACAAGCTAATTGACTATTACAAAGAAAAAAGCGAAAGAGAATTAAAAAAAGGAAATTTAGATGAAGCTTATGAAAATAGAATGAAAGTTCATGACATAGAAGAACAAAGTTATAAATTTGTATTTCCGTATCTTGATGCTAAAAACAATCCATTAAAAATTTGGGAGAATGTAGAAGCACTTCTAGAAGCTAGAGAAATAAAAGTGGCTTATAACATAATAGAAAAGGATATAAATGTTTTAAATTTAAATGACGAAGATTTCAATAGTCAAATATTAGATATACATAGTATATGTAACCAAGTAGGTTTTAGAATCTCTATAGATTTTCTTGTAAAAGCAGTTAATAGAATCGCTATGAAAAATAAATATAATCCCGTAAAAGAATATTTAGAAGACTGCGAAGCTTTTTACGATGACACACAGGAAAGCACAATTAAACAGGTTGCCGATTGTTTAATAACAAATAATTTTGATGAAAATTTAAAATATAAATTACTAGAAAAATGGCTGCTTAATACTGCTAATATTGTCTATAATAGAGGTTATTCAAATACAGAAGGTTGCTTAGTTTTACAAGGACCACAGGGTTGTGGTAAAACAAGTTTTATAAAAGCTATAATTCCACCTAAATTTTTAAAAACTGGCTTAGATCTTAATCCAAGTGAAACGGATAGTATAAGAAAATGTATTAAATATTGGGTTGTTGAATTAGGCGAATTAGATTCAACTATGAAAAGCGACCAAGCTAAATTAAAAGCATTTATAACAGAAAGCATAGACGAATATAGAATACCTTATTCTATAAGTCCAGTTAGATATAATAGAACTACTTCATTTTTCGGAACGGTCAATAAATCAAACTTCTTAAAAGATGAAACAGGTGACCGTAGATATTGGGTTATTCCGATAGAAGAAGTTAACTTAAATAGATTAAGAAAAATAAATATAAATCAATTATGGGGCGAAGTAATGTCATTACTCCCATATAATTTAAATAATTTAAATTTAAATAAAGAAGAATTAAAAGAACTATCAGAAAGTAATAAGGAGTTCAGAGTAAAAGGAAGTACACAAATAAAAATTGAAACAGGCTTTTTATGGAATGAACCAAAAGAAAATTGGATAGTTGTATCTTCTAGTGAAATCGCATCTAAATTAGGATTAACTTCAACATCAGGACTAAGAGAAGCCCTTGAAAATTGCGGAGCAGAGTATAAAAGAAATAAAAAACAAAGAGGATATTTAGTACCAAGTTTTGTATATGACCAATATTAAAATTAATAAAAAAGACTAAGTTTATCTTGGTCTTTTTTTATGCTTATAAAGGGTGACACTGCATATAAAAAAGGGTGACACCAGTGTCATTTTCCAGTGTCACCGCAGTGTCACCAGTGTCACCTTTTTAAATATTTTTTTAAATTTTTTTTAATTTTTTACCAAGGGTGACACTGCGAGTGTCACCAGTGTCACCTTCAGTGTCACCTCAATAAACGTTGAAAAATCAACACTTTGAGCAAGGGGTGACAGTGGTGACAGTGACTTTCGTAACATTAGGAAAAAAGTATATTTTTTTATAAAAATGGCCTATATATAGAGTTTAAAAGTACTTTGGGAAAAATAGGTGTCACCAGTGTCATCAGTGTCACCTTTTTAATTTTTTATTAATAATTTAATATATTTTTCCTAAATGCTTAACAACAAATTATTAATTGTGTATTGATCCAATAATAAGTCCTTAATAATTTTTTATTAATTTCCTGATAAAGTAAACTTTTTACGAGAAGGGCAACTCCAGTAGTAGTAATAGATTATATAATCAAATAGTTAAAACGTTTAAACCTGGATTAAGTTATACAACTGAACATTTACAAATATTTATAGACGATTTTATGGAGAATGTACCTATAAAATTAACAGTAGAACAATTACAAATAAGACTTAATAATATATTCAAAATAGATGTAAAACCAATCAGAAAGTGTTACAGAGTAGACAATATATTTCTTTATAAAATAGTTCCTACTCTGTCACAAAATAAACAAGTTAAGATTTTTACAATCGTTGATTTTACTAGCTTAGAGGATTTAGCAGACCAAAATAACTGGTCCGAAATTGATAAAAAAATTTTAAAAAATTTAATCAATAAAAATATAAGAAAAATTGATAAAGAAGTACAAGAAATTAAATATGGATTGAATGTATTTGAAGCATAAAGAGGGTACAAAAAAGTACCTTCTTTTTTATTTTATTTATTTATTTTACTCCGACGAGTTTTTTTTCGTTATGATATAATGTAATAAGAGAATTACATTTTATTAGAGTGGTAGTTTCATGTCAAAGTAACCTACGAAAGGAGGTGAAATGATATGAACACTTTTATTTTTAGTATATTAGCTAGTTTATTAGCAGCAGTTCTTTGGGACTGTTTTAAGTTTTTTTACATAAAAATAAAAGATCGCTCAAATGGCCGTAAGAGTGATCTTTAAACAAAAGTTTTAATTATCATTAAATCAAGAAGCTATCACTCTAAAGCAAATAGAATGTAGTTCTCTCTTTTTTTATTTATCAATTATTTTTTTTATTAACTTAATTATAGACCAAAAGAGATTTGATAATCAAGACTCTTTTGGTTTTTTATTTTGAACTAATTAATTAATAATTGTGCAATGATCCAATAATAATAACCTAATAATATTTTATTAATTGCGTAATAATTTATTATTATTTTTTTAGTAATTTATTGTTATTAGTAATTTATTATTAATTGTGTAATAATTTATTATCAAATTTTTAATAATTATTTGTTAGGTAAACTTTTTACGGGAAGAGCAACTCCAGTAATAGCAATAGATAGAATAGGATTCTCATGTCTATTACTTATAAGGGATAGATGCAAGGGCAGTATAGAGCATAAGAGCATGACTGTTATAAGGTATTGGAGTAGTAGTGTTGTAGTAGTATCAGAAGCATGAGGTCTTAAGAGTGGATGAGTAGTGTTACACTTGTCGCTTATCGAGGCCTGTATTTGTCCAGTAAAGAGTATGTTATCTTAGCCTTTTGTATGTTATAGTAAACTATTCAAGCTTAGACAATGCAAGTCCTGGAGTGTATTGGCCAATTAAAAATAAGTATGTCAGACAAGACATAGTAAATTTTACTGACATATTTACTGACATGATATACCTTATAAGGGTATGAAGTCGTTGGTATCACTAGGGTGTAGAGATTATGACATAAAAGCATAAGTTTTATGCCATTTTATAGTTATGTCAGTAAAAAGGCTTGAAAGCTAGTAATATCAATGGTTACAGGCATTTTATTGTTTTGGTAAAAGTTTTTATGTCAGTAAAACAGGTCTTTTTATGTCAGTCTATTTTTTATAGGGGGGCTAGTTTTTTCAGGGCTACCCCATGCATTCCAAAAATTCAACATTTTTCCCCCCGTCGCCAAGGTCTATAAAAATATAATATACTTTTTTAAAACTTTCGTATTGCGATGTATTGCATTGTATTATATAATATATAGTAAGAAAACAAAATAATGGAGGTGATTAAATGGCAACTACAAATATTACGGTCAGAATTGAGGATTCATTATTGGATCAAGTAGATGAGTATTGTAAAAAGAATGAAATTACAAGAAGTGACCTAATAAGAAATTCACTTCTTGAAAAGTTAAAGCAACCTGATATTTTACAAGTTTCTGAAGCTGATATTAAGAGCAAAATAGAAAGTCTGTATAAGGTCCTAGACATAAATTACGAAACTCAAAAGTTCATTGTGGCCAAAGGGGTTAGGAGTATAAGTTTCTCTTATGAGTTACAAGATAATAATAAGCAGCTTATTATAAGAGATTCTATTGGTAGAATAGTACAGGTTATAAGCATGTTGAATTAGTAACTTAACCAGAAGGCAATTATCCAGAGTAAACTCCATGTAAAAGCACCAATTAGAATTAGAAATAATAGTAATAGCAACAAGTCAATCACTCCTTTTTATATGGAGTATGGTCAAAATAGAACACATAATATACACTATGTATCCAATTTTTATTTGGCCTTATTGGTAGTTAGTTAATCAAATTTGATACATAGTAATAACTATGTATCGAAAAAAAAAGAAGCTACCCATTAAATGAGTAACTTCCTGGATAGCTATATCAGATATAACTAACCGTCGCAAGTAAATTATATCATGATTATAGCTCCAGTAAAAGAGAATAAGAGGGGGTTATATGATGAATACTCAAGTAGTAGAAGAAAAAGAAAAAAATGTTTATATAGAAATTTTAAAAGTTTTAATTAAATTAATATTTAAAGCATTTAAATTCGGATTATATCTAGTTTTAGAACTTCTTAAACTTCTTATTAGAGTAATAGAAGGTATATTTAAACTAGATGAATACAGACCTTTTCAATCCGTTTCAAATAGTATTGAATCAAAAAGGGACGCACAAATAAAAGATTACATAGATAAGAATACGAAACTACACGCAACTACAAGACATACCTACACTTTTGTACGTTCAGAAGCTTTCGCCCAAAACTACAATATAGTAACCGAACGCATTGATCAAGTTGCAAGTTTGGATTTACGTTTAAACGATGAGTTGGCGAAAGATACGATAAAAAGATTAGACATAATCTTATTAGAAGCTGAAAAGCAATCCTTGAAGGACGGCTATAAATATGCCAAAGAAACAAAATACAAATTATCAGACGATGAAGTTTATTCCGATTTCATAGAAAATAAAATTATGAGGGGGGAATAACATGGCTAGAAGATTAAGAAATACAGACCACCTAGAGGTAGATAGCAACTTAGAAAAATTACTTTACTATGGAGAAGAAGCTAAAAAGGTGATTGGCTGCAATAATTATTTTGTGACAAGTTTTGGCCGAGTTTTTTCCAGTAAATATAAACTCGAATATGAAACTCTAGAAGGCGAAAAATACCATGCAGTTATATGGAAAGAGTTGAGCCAAAGGCTAACTAATGGCTACTATAGTGTTAACATTACAAATAATTCAAATACAAGAAAAAGGGAGTATATCCATAAACTTGTTTATGAAGCCTTTAATGGAATAGTAGATACAACGGTCCTAAAAATAGTACATAAGGACCATGACAAACTAAATAATAACGTTGATAATCTTGCTATTACCTGGAGGAAAAAAAGCGACTACAGAAGTCATAAAAATTATGCTTATAAGGTTAAAATGCAGCAAATTTTACGACAAGAGGGGTTATAAGAGTGTAGCCCTATTACAAGGCTAAGAGAGGGGGCTATAATATTTGCAACTGCTATAAGAATAGTGGGTGAGAGTGTAGCCCTCTTTCGAGTTGTAGCCCTAAAAAAAGGCTCAACATTTTAAAATTTTTTTAGGAATTTTTGGGGGAGAAGTGATTAAATTGATACTAAGTAATATATCTAAAATTAGACAAGAAAAAGGTTATAGTATTAGACAATTAGAATACAAAACAGGAATAAGCAAGAGCACAATTTATAGGTTAGAAAATAATCAAACGAAACTATATTTGGAATTACTAGAAAAAATATCAATTGCATTAAATTGCAAAATAGAAGATTTATATATAAAAATATAATATAACAATAAAATGAGATGCCATGGCATGCCATAACATAATATGCAAATCAAATAATATAACATCAAAATAAAAAAAATAAAAATAAAAAGAGCCCTTCTAGAAGGTTTTGAGTTTTGTAGTGTAAAATAACTACATAACAAACTACTAATTAGAGGGGATTTTTTATGTTAGATATAAATTATATAAACGAGTTGCTCCAGGAAGGAAAAAGTGTTAAAGATATCAGGACTATTTTACAAATTGGAGAAAAATCCTTCCAAAAGCAAATAAGAAAAATGAATTATAAGTACAATCAGAAAATTAGACGATACGAGCCAATAGGAGAGGTTTTGTGCAATTCAATGATAAATTATTCATCTAATAATAACAAACCTGTTAAAAACGAAAATAGAGCCGATTTTTTAACTATTAAAGAAAAAGATACTATTCAATTTTTAGATGAAAATATAGACTTAATCAAGCAACTACTAAACAACTACAAAGCCACTACAAGCCATAATAATAGCGATATTGTAATTAACCTTATAAATGACAAGAAGCTTAATCCAAAGCCTAAAAGCGTTAGAATTAACGAGTATGTATGGAGAGATTGGCTTGAATTTACGAAAGATTTACCATTTAGCAAAGCTGATTTAATTAGCCAGGCATTAATTGAATTTATAGAACGACACAAATCGACATATAACGACAAAAAAGACTTGTAAATAATTTACATTTGATATATAATTAAGGAACATATTATAAATACTTTTATGTCTTATTTTTTTAAAAAAGCAGCTGCAGTTTGTGGCTGCTTTTTTAATTTAAAAATAACTGGATCACCAGTTATTTTTATAGGAATATGTTCCGATTTTCAAATAAGTATTGGAATGTTATAATTTAATTGTAGATAAAATAATTTTTTTTAACTTTTCATTATTTGATGTATTTTTCTCCCAGGATAGGTTTTCCTAAGTAAAGTTATCACCTGCAGCATAGGAGGATTGAAAAAGGCTAGATTAATTTCTAGTCTTTTTTATTTGGAAAAAATCGGAATATGTTCCGATTGCAGAATTAATATTGGTATATTATAATTATATTAAGAAATGATGCTAAAGGTGTAACACCTAAAACATCAAATATAAATAAGAGGTGAAGATATGAGCGATATAGGAACACAAATTAGAAACGAAAGAATAAGACAAGGCCTATCTTGTAGAGGTTTGGCCCGCAAAGCAGGAGTCGAATATTCATTTCTAAACAAAGTTGAAAATGGATACTTTGAACCTGGATTAGAATACATAATCAAAATAGGTGATGCCCTAAATGTAACTTTCATGACAAAGGAATATATGGAATATATGACTTCAGATGAAAGAAAATTAATAAGACATATAGCAACTAAGGTTAGAGATGAAAATCTTATAGATGTAGATGTAGAAGCTCAAATTATGGGGGATTACCTAACTTATACAAAACTAAAACAAGAAATAGAAAAAACAACAGAAAAATTCCTAAGAAAAATGAAAAACGAATAATTGCAATAGACTTTTTAACTGGAGGTGGTGCATCTCATGGCAGAAGAAAACCAAGTTCAAGAAACAAATGAACCTACCCAACAAATCAACAAAGAAAAATTAAGTGTTGAGAATGTAACAGAAATTAGGGGCCTTATAAAAGAAGCCCTAGAAGTAAATAACAGTCAATTCACAAAGACCATAGAGGACAATTTAGGCACTTTTAGAGGTGAAATGGAAGCTCTAACTAAAAGCCTATCAGAAGAAAAAACAACCGCTGAAGCTAATTTGAAAAAATATGAATTAGCAACAAAATTAAGAGAAGAAAATATCGATGTTAGGTTTCTAGATTTTCTTCCTTTGGATGCAGATCCAAAGGAAACAGAAGAAAAAATTAATGTAATTAAAGATATTCTTGATTCCTATGCGGTAAAAATTATCCAAGGTGACATGATAAATAATCCGATGAAACCTACTAGTGGAGGTAATAGATTCGGCAACGATGGACCTACACCAAACCAATTCATGAAAAGCCAGTTTGAAAAAATGGTGAGAGAATAATTTGAAAGGAGGTGAAAAAAATGAGTGGAGAAGCATTATTATCAAGTCAAATGTCAGGACTTATTCCTGAAGCTATTAGTAATGAAATTATTAATCAAGTTAAACAAAATTCCTTTTGCTTAGCTAACAGTAGGAGAGAGCCCATGACAACAGTTAAGAAAACTATACCAGTACTTGCAAGCCTTCCAGGACCTACATGGGTAGCAGAAGGTAAAAAGATAAATGTAGTAAAACCTACTATAGTACCAGTTACACTAACTGCTAAGAAAATAGGTTTCATCTTAACTGCATCAAGAGAAACTCTTAACGATACAGTTCTTAGTACATTCATGCAACTAAGACCAAGTATCGTAGATGCCTTTTCTATAGCAATAGACAAGGCCATAATTGCAGGAGATACAATAGACGGAACTACTACAAAAGTATTTCCAACCACTATATTGGAAACTGCTGCAAAACAGAAAGTAGAAAGAACTACTGGAACAATAGC